TACAGGCACGTAACTATCAAGAGGCAAGGCAGGTAGCACTTGCTCGTAATCCAAACGCCAAAGTTATGGGTGTTACTGCTGTATTTACATGAATAGAAAAGAACGTGATAGAAAGAACTTAATGGATGTTCTTTACAGTATCAATCAATCCAAAAAGAATCTTATGTCTGATGGTACTGTTGAACCAAAACAGTACCAACCTTTTATTGTAAATAAAGCATTGAGTCAGCATCTTGATAGTGTTTTATATGCTAATGAAATGAACAAGCATTATTCTTTAGATAGAAAGATGCAGTACGACTTTTTCATAAATAGTTTGAAGCCGAGGAAGAGATTTTCTCCGTGGATCAAGAGGGACACTCTTGAGAACCTTGATTTGGTGAAAGAATATTATGGATATAGTCATAATAAAGCTATTGCTGCCTTAAGGATACTCACAAAATCCCAACTTGATGAAATAAAATTACTATTGTATAAAGGTGGGTAAAGATGACTACTGAAATTGAGATAGAATGGCAGCCATCTGATATGGTGGAGGTCAGTCTTTCAGAACCAGACGATTTTTTAAAAGTTCGTGAAACATTAACAAGAATTGGTGTAGCTTCTAGAAAAGAGAGGAAGTTATATCAATCCTGTCACATTTTACACAAGCAAGGAAGATATTATATTGTTCATTTCAAAGAGTTGTTTGCTCTTGATGGTAAGAAAACTAATCTTACTAACAATGATGTTCAACGTCGTAATAGAATAGCACAATTGCTATCAGATTGGGGACTAGTAACTATTATTGAGAAGACATCTGTGGAAGATATTGCTCCTTTAAATCAAATAAAAGTATTAAGTTTTAAAGATAAGGATGAGTGGACACTTGAGTCCAAGTATAATATTGGGAGAAAGAAAACTACTGTTTAAAACATTATGAATATTGATAATATGTTCGCCGTACCATATGGGTGGACATTTTTAGAAGATATTGATCTTGATGAATTGATTGATTATGGTCATAAACAATTGATACCTGGAATGAATCAGTCTACTTTTATTGACTTGGATGAAGAACCTATAAAAAGTCTTTCGAAACTAGTTACTGAAAAAGTAAATGAAGTTCATAAAGAATGTGGATTTAAACATTCACAAAAACTTGATAGTGTTTGGTTTAATAAAGGACATCCACTTCCTATTTCTAGACCACATACTCATCCGCAATCATTTTTTGTGGCAGTTTTATATTTAAGTCATCCAGAAAATAATTCTGGTAATCTAACTTTATTAAATCCTATCAACACTAATGATAATTTGATTCCGCATGATGCTATTGGGGAATCTACTCCATATAATAGAATGTATCTATCTCTTCCTCCTGCTGAAAAGTTATTACTTGTTCATCCAGCATGGATTATGCATTGGGTATCTCAAGATGCTCCAGAAGAAAATAGAATGTCAATGGCATTTAATTTTAGTTTAGATTTACCAGATGGCAAAGAAAATTAAATTTACAATCAGACAAGATGGCATGGTAACCGAAGAGGTTATGGATGCTGTTGGAAACGAGTGTGAGGGATTAACTTCCGAAGTTGAAAAGAACATAGGTGATGTAGTCTCTCGTATACATAAACCAGAGTATTATCAGAAACAAGAAAACGTAACAGATGTCACACTTCACAACACTAAAGACTAAACTTACAGATACAAGTATTCTTGTTAAGGCACTTAATACATTGAATTATGATACTCAAGAGAATGTATTACTGGACAACCCAGTTAATCATAAGCATGAGCAGGTTCAAGTAGAGGTAGGAATAACTCGTTACGTCGGTTTTAAGATGGGTGTTGATGGAACACTTCAATTAGTTGCCGAGTTAGATGCATGGAAAGAACCTATCACAGTCGAAAGATTTATTGAGAAAGTTACTCAAGAATATGCTAGAGAGACGGTTATGGAAACCGTACAAAAGCAAGGTTACACCGTAGTCTCCGAACAAAAAAGTGTAGAGAACACCATAGAAATAGTTGCTGAAAAGTGGTAGTATACCTCTAAATAAAATTGATTGCCTTCGGGGATCATACTTTAAACTCGCTTAATAAGGAGAACTAAAATGAATAATTTAGCTTGGGATACTTATTCCCCATTCAATGTTGGTCTAGATGATATTTTTCACCGTTTAGAATCGATGAGTTCAACCAACACTAACTACCCACCTTACAATCTTGTTAAGGTTGATAGTACAACTTACGAAATAGAGATTGCTTTAGCAGGTTTCAGTAAGGAAGAAATATTTGTAGAGACAGAGACAAACGTACTCAAAGTATATTCAAAGACCAGTAGAGGTAACAGTAAAACATACGAATACCTTCATCATGGATTATCTAAACGAGCATTCACCAACACATGGCAGTTAGGGGACGACGTTAAGGTTTCTGATGTTTCATATGTGAACGGTCTGTTGAAGGTTAAACTAGAGAAAATTGTCCCAGAACATCAAAGAAAGATCAGTTATAGTATCAATGATGTGACTCTCCCAACAGAAAAGGAGAAGGTGCTGTTGACAGAATAAATACAGCATGCTACAATATACTCAAACAAGGTGAATACTAGATGGCAATAGCAATAGCAGTTCTTCAGACTGGAGAACGAGTGATCACGGAACTTCAAGAAGTGCGTGAAGAAAATAAGGAAGACGGCAAACCAATTTGCTTAATGTTTGTACGTCCATACATTCTTAATACAGAGAGTGTTAATAATGAAGCTAATCAAGAGGTTCAGGTTAGATTTAGTAAGTGGTTACCTTATTCATCTGATACCCAGTTTAAGATTCCTTTTGCATCTGTACTGGCAGTAGGTACTGCTGATCCAGGTCTTGGACAAGCATATAATAATACAGTACAACAAGCAGTTGCTGCTGAAGATGCTGCTAGAGGACAGACACCAGTTGTAACTGAAGCAAATACAGGAATGGTTCCTGCTGCAGAAAGTCTTCCTGACGGTTCTATGGATCCAGATCATGATCAAGATACTACGACTTGATGGCATCTGGATCATTGCAGAGATTGAAGAAATCGGTGGAGTTGAACTTGGTGATCCAGACTGTAAATTAATATCTCCTATGGAGATGAAAGCAAAGACTTTACAGCATTATCCTCCTCATTCAAAAAAGGAGGAAATTGCTGTAAGGTCTACTGATATCTTTGTGGTAGCAGAACCTACCGATGAGATCCTTAAATTATATAATGATAAGAAGTGAAATTTTATACCAGTGTTGAGCAAGCAGGTGATACAATTCTGGTACGAGGATACAATGAAGGTAGACCATATCAGGATCGTGTAAAATTTAATCCAACTTTGTTTCTCCCTTCACCTGAAAAGTCGGAGTGGAGAACATTAGATGGTAAGTATGTTAGACCTGTTAAGCAAGGCACAATTCGTGATGCGAAAAGGTTTGTACAAGACCATAGAGATATACCTGACTTTGATATTTGCGGTCAGACTAGATACGTAAATCAATATCTTTACGAGCAATACCCTGATGAATCCATGTCGTATGATATGGGTGATATTCGTGTGTTTACCCTTGATATTGAAACACGTGCAGAGAATGGGTTCCCTGATATCGAGAGTGCTGATCAGGAGATACTATTAATAAGTATCAAGGATTCGAATACTAATATTATATCTGTTTTTGGCACAAAACCTTATGATCATGACACTAAAGATGGTGTTCATGGTGATGTAAAGTATATGCATTTTAGCAGCGAGACTGCTATGCTTAATGCATTTGTTCATTGGTGGTCTTCAAACTATCCAGATGTTATTACAGGGTGGAATGTACAACTGTTTGATATGCCCTACATCATCCGTAGGATCAATAGAGTTGTTGGAGAGAAAGAGTCAAGATTGATCTCACCATGGAAGAATGTTTATTGCAGGGAAATATACATCAAAGGTCGTAGGCAGATTGCTTATGACATTTCTGGTATTGCAGTACTAGATTATCTAGAATTATATAAGAAGTTTACTTATACCAACCAAGAGTCTTATAGGTTAGATCATATTGCTTTTGTTGAACTGGGTGAGAAGAAATTAGATCACTCGGAGTATGATACTTTCAAAGAATTTTATGATAATGATTGGAGTAAGTTTGTAGAGTATAACATTCATGACGTTAGGTTGGTAGATCAACTTGATGACAAGATGAAACTACTTGACTTGGCCATAACTATGGCATATGATGCAAGAGTTAATTTTGAGGATGTGTATTCTCAAGTAAGAATGTGGGATAACATCATATATGTTTATCTTGCACGTCAAAACATTGCTATTCCTCCTAAAAGAGAAAGCAATAAAGATGATCAATACATAGGTGCTTATGTTAAAGAACCGATACCAGGTATATACGATTGGGTTGTTAGTTTTGACCTCAACAGTCTGTACCCTCATCTCATCATGCAGTATAACCTCTC